TTACAGCTTTTGCACCTGGGCGATTAGTGCCGCGAAACCGGCGTTTCGCCCAGCGTCTTTCTCTGCTTCGATCATCGCGAGTTCGTATTCGAGCTTTCCGAAATCAAGCTGCTTGACCATCGAGAGGGCGAGGGCTTGTGTCCTCGTCGGGAGCCGTTTTCCCTTCTTCCACTCGCTGACGCGGGTGTGAGGCACTCCCTTCGCCGCCAAGGCATGGATGTCGGAAGACGACAGAGTGGCTAGTGCTTGCTGAAACATATTGACGCTCCTGTACCAAACGTGTACAAACGCGCTCCATGTACCGTTTTGGTACATGTTCGCTGTTCACCAGTTTACAGGAGCCACCTATGTCACTTGCCCTTCAGTCTGAACGTGGTGTCGTAGCCGTCGATCTGCCCGCCGTCATCCGGCATTTCATCGATGAAGCCCGCCTTGTCCATACGGTTGGCGAAGCCCATGGCTTGGTTCAAGCCGTACAGCGTCACTTCGCGGTAAACGATTCCTTCGCTGTTGCGAATTCCCGCAGTGAAAGCAGTGCTCCCCTCGATGTCTTTCTTCATCGTCGCGCTGAGTGCGTTCAAGACTTTCTCGTCTTCTTCTCCAACGTTCGTCGCTTCGAGTCGCTTGGAATAAATGCGCATGGCGCTGCTCTCTCCGATGGTCAAAAGCGCATTTTGGCCTACGCCGTGAAGTGGCTGCGCAAGGGCTTTTCCGTCTGACGTTCCACGCGATAGCCCTGCGTGCAGGGCCTTCGCGTGCAACGTCGCACGACTTTGGAGTCAGCCAAATGATCCGCATCACCATTGCACAAGCTACGTGCGAAACCATCCCCTACACGTCCAAGAAGGACGGTTCCCAACAGTCCATCCGCAAGCAGACTGCCTACGCCCACACCGTGGACCGCGAAGGCAATCCGGCGCTGTATCCCGAGAAGTTCGGCTTTCTGCTGAACCGGGACGAAGCGCCGCACGCTGCCGGTGACTACACCCTGCACCCGTCGGCTTTCGAGGTCGTGGACGGCAAGTTGCTGCTCCGCAACGTCCGGCTGACTCCGGTCGCCGCTCGCGCCAAGACCACCGCCTGACGGGTGCACCATGCTCGCAGACCCAAAGGTCTTGAGCGCGGTTCGTCGGGTCAACCTCGAAGCCGCTCTGTTGGCGATGCTCGTTGAAGGCATGAACGAGCATGGCGCCGACTCCCTCGAAGTGACGATTTCGCTCGGCGACAACCATGCGCCTGCCGATATCGACATTGCGTACATGGCCGAAGGCGCGCCGGTCGCTGGAGAGTCGCTGTGAGCGGCGAATACTGCCTGGCGTGCCCGCTGTGCGGCTCTGCAATCCCATTCGAACAAGTCGAGTTCGATGAGGAGCCTGTGCAGTTTGCTCGGTGCCCCGAGTGCGAAGCGACCTCGGACGCGGATGAATGGGTGGAGGCCGAAGCATGAGCAGCAACGACGCCTTCCACGAAACGTGGTTTGACAAGCTGGCCTATCGCGCGCTCTGCGTCTTCGCATGCGCGTTCGTGGTGTCCATTGCAACGGGCATCGTCTACGGCTTCTGGTCGTTTCTGCTCTCGCCTGCGAGGTGCTACCTGTGAGCACCCAAGCCCGCGCCTTTCTCCGCCTCCGTTACTGGCTCGAAGCCCGCGACGGAGGCGAGCTTCGTTCCCTCTCCGAGTACGAACAGGTCATCGCGCGCAACGTGCGCGTGCTGGCCGCATCGCTGATAGAGGCCACGCTGTGAAGCGCTTTCCGCATCGTTTCGCGATCGGCTTCACCGAAGGGCTGTTCTTGGAGGTAGAGCGGCTCGCCGCTGTGCACCAGCGATCGCGCGAGAGCATGGCCCGCTTGTTGATCGCCGAGGCTCTGTGTGCACGTCGATCGCAAAGTGAATCATCGAAGCCGGCGTGCGTGAGTCACGTCGATCGCGGTGAATCAGAGGCATGGGTATGAGCTACCTCGGCGCACGTCAGCACGAAGTCAACGCCGCACGCGCTTCCTCCATGGAAGCGCTCCGCGCGTTCTCGCAGCGCCAGACCGCGCGCGATTTTCAGACCGCAGAAGCGCGCGCAGCGCGCGGGCTTGTCTCAGTATCAACAAGTGGTTTTGCTGCTCTCCCAACCGCCATGCGTTGGGCAGAGCAGTGCATCACCATCGACCGGGCGCAAGCCCGTGTCACCCGGCTCCGCAAGGCTGTCGGCGTCGGCGCGAAATGCCTGATGAACCTCGTCGAGGCACCGCCGACGAACAACGTGATGGTGACCCTCACGTACGCCGACAAGAAGGACGGTGGCACCGGCCAGACCCTTTGGAAGCCGCGCCACGTCTCCGACTACATCCGCAACGTGCGTGCGTGGTTCAAGGACCGTTGCCCTGGTCAGCGCCTGCGCTACGTGTGGGTCGCAGAGATTCAGGACGGCACCAAGCGTGCAGATGGCATTGGCCGTGGCGTTCTGCACTACCACTGCATCTTCTTCCTGCCGGACGGCGTTTCGATGCCGTATGCAGACCGTCGCCGCAAGGTGAAGGGCATCTATCAGGCCGCGTGGTGGCCGCACGGTGCCTCCAACACCAAGAAGGCAACCAAGCCCATCGGCTACCTCATGAAGTACGCCAGCAAGCTCGAAAGCAAATCAATCGGAGGGTTTCCCCGTGGCGCTCGAATCTCTGGTGTCGGTGGCCTTGATCAAGCTGGTGCTGCTTTCAAGCGTTGGGTTCTTTGGCCTGCGTATGTGCAGGGAAATGCTTCGGTCACGGACCGTTTTCGACCTGCGGAGGGAGGCGGCTATCTCAATGCTCAGACCGGAGAGTTTCTTGCGTCTGAGTTCGCACCAACAGGCGGCGGTTTTTCTAGCTTTATCCGAGTGCGGACAACCCCGCGTTTCGACTTCGGCAACGAGGCTGGATCACCGTCTGGCCCGTTCTCCTGGCTCCCCAAGTCGGTGACGCTGCACTGACCGGCCATGTTGCGCTACTTCTTTCGCCGTGTCCTTGGGTCGCTTGCATCGCGGCTCGTGGGTCTTTTTTTCAAACTGTTCAGGAGATAGCTATGCACGATGACGATGCGCTTGATGTGCAGATGGAGTGCCCTGGTTGCGATGCTGAAGTCTCATACGACGACTGGGAGCACATCGAGGGGCTGGAAGAAGCTGCGCAGTGCCCGCTCTGCGGCTACGTTGCTCGGCTTGATGAGCTTTTCAATTGATGCGCTACCTCGTTTGCACCGCTGACGTTGACCCGTGCCCCGTGGGCAACGTCGCTTCAATGCCGTTCTTAGAGACGGTTGATTTCACTGCCATGGGTATCACGCCTGAGACGGTTCTCTACGTCTATGGCTGGGGTTTCGCTGCTGTGTTCGGCTTCTGGCTCCTGGGCTTTGGAACAGCTCTCGCCATCGCAACGATTCGCAAGCTCTGATCAGCCGGTAGCCCTGCGTGCAGGTCTTCCGGGTGTCGGTTTCTCGATGCCATTTCATCAATGCAACTCAAAGGAAATTCCATGTTCAAGAACGCTCGCAATCTGGCCCGCAAGTACGGTTCGAAGGCTCTCGCGCTGGTCGGCGCTGGCACGGCATCGGTGGGGGCTTTCGCGCAGACCGCTGGTACCAATCCCATCCTCACGCTGCTGAACGAAATCAGCCTCGAAGGCATCGCAGCGGCCGTGCTGGCGCTGTGCGTGATCATCGTGGCCATCGCGCTGACGATGAAGGGTCCGGTCATCTCGAAGCGCGTGATCAACCGGGTGTAACGCCATGCTGGCAGGCGCACTCTTGGCCCTGTTTTGGGCAATCATTCTCCTGATTGGGGCCATGGGTGCGCTCGCCTTTGTCGCGGGCTTTAAGGCCGCGCCATGAAGCTGTGGCGCATCCTCAGTGTCTGCATGTTGATGCTCTGCTGCGGCTCCGTGCTCGCTTCGCAGGTCAACAGAAATTCAGGTCTCGGGCTCGGTCGCAGTGGCCCGAATACGGCGCGCGGCACTATCACACCGAACGGTGGCGATTTCGGTCAATTGCTGGATCGCCCCGCGCGTCTTCCTGGTGGCGGTACGGACTTTGATCGGCTGTTGGACATGCCGTTCAAGCTTCCCGATATCCCCGCTGATAAGGCGAAGGTCAAAGGTGCGTTATCGCCAGCAAATATCGCTAAGGCGCTGCGTGGTGGCATTGGTGGCTATGTCGCTGGCGAGGCGTTCAAGCGACTGGCTGAGGCTGCGTGTGTGAGGCTCGCAGGTGGCTCTATGCAGCCCATTCCAAGCGGCGCGTGGGAAGAGTGCGTGCCCGGCACCAGTGACCCTAATTCAGGAACGCCATCGGATGGCAGTCTTTATTACGTTGAGTGGTCTAGTCAGAGAACGTCCAACAAAGCCACGAAGGCGCTGGCGTGCGCTGCTGCACCTGCCATGATTCGAGCGGCCTATGCAGCTGCTGGGAGGCCGGATGTTGTTGTCGGCGAAGGCACTTTGCAGGACAGCAGTTGTGTCGTTATCCAAGATGGAAATTCTTGGCGGCATGACATTTGGTCTACGCAGGCTGGTGCGTGTGCTGTTGGGCAGTATCGGTGGTCCGATGGCAGTTGCCACGCGGAGCCTCCTGTGTCCGACGTCACTTGGCGGCCGATCACCACCGATCAAGCGCAACAGAAGTTCGAAGACGCGGTGAAGCTCCCTGGTAACGCATCCAAGGTGTGGGATGCGATGCGTGACTATGCGGACAAGGGCGGCGAGTTCGAAGTTGATCAGCCGCTCGCCGTCGAGGGGCCTGCACAGTCACCAGCCAGCACGACGACTTCTCAGACCACGCAACAGACCGCGAGCGGGCCTCAGGTATTGACCACCACCAACACCACGGTGATCAACTACAACTATGCAGGTGACACGATCACCTACAACCAGACCACCACCAGCGTGACGCGCAACCAGCAGGGCGATGTCGTCAGCAGCACCACGACCAGCGGCACGCCTGAGTCTGTCGAAGAGCCGCCTACTGATACGCCGTTGCCGCCTGTCCCGGATCTCTATGTTCGCAAGTACCCCAACGGCATGGAGGGCATTTACGACGAATACAAAGATCAGATGAAAAACACGTCGCTGGTGCAGCTCGCTGCTCAGTTGATGCCGCAGGTTGGTGATGGTGGAACCTGCCCCAGTTGGCCGATGAATTTCAACCTCGCAACCTGGGCGGCTTACGGCGTGCATGACGTGGCGCCCCCGTGCTGGATATGGGGTGTGGCCAGGGCGATCTTGATCTTGAGCGCGCTCCTGCTCGCCCGTGCGTTGATCTTTGGAGGCTGACATGGCAGCAGCCTTCACCATGCTTTTCGCGAAGATCGCGGCGGTGCTGACGTGGGTCGGGCAACTGTTCGTGAAGTGCTGGGTGGCCGTGTGGGATGCCGTGCGGGATGCCGCTTGCTGGCCCTTCGAACAAGTCTGCAAGATCGTCGTGAAAGCCATCTCTGCGATCGATCTTTCTGGCATTCATCCGTACGTCAACGCGGCGGGCAATCTCCCTGGTGAGATCGTCAACATCATGGGTCTTCTCGGCGTAGGCACCTGCTGCGCCATCATCGTTGCGGCCATCGGCATCCGCATCGTCTTGCAGTTAATTCCGTTCACGAGGTTGGGATCATGATCAACGGTTTAGAGGGCATCCCTGGCTCGGGCAAGAGTTACGAGGCATGCGTTTTTCAGGTGCTAGAGGCATTGAAGGATGGCTGCAAGGTCATCACCAATTTGCCGCTCAATGTCGACACGTATGCGGCTATCGATCCGGCGTATCGCGATCTGATCGAGATTCGCTATGTGCCCGCCCGGGTGCGCGGCACCTGGGATGCCAACCGCGTTGATCCGGCCACCGGTCAGGGCCAAGCCTTCGAACTGTTCGCTGATGGTCACACAGAGCCCGCGCCGGAAGGGGCGCGCGTGTTTGGTACGGTGTGGTGTTACTGGTCGGATTGGAAGCATCCGAAAACCGGTCGCGGGCCGAAGTTCATGATCGATGAATGTCACGTTGCGATGCCGAAGATCGGCACCGAAAAGGCCGTCATCGAGTGGTACAAGCTGCACCGGCATTTCAACGTGGACGTGCTGCTCGCCACGCAGAAGTTCCGGCAGATGTGCCAGGACATCGCCGAGCTCATGGCGATGGTGATCAAGGTCCGCAAGGCCGATGTGCTGGGCAAGCCAGACGAGTACATCCGCAAGGTGCACGCGGGCTATCGAGGCGCTGTGATTCAGGAGGGCTTGCGCAAGTACGAGCCGCATTTTTTCAACCTCTACAAGAGCCACACGCAGGGCAACTCGGTGCTCGAAGCGGGCGCCACAGACGTTGCCCCGCTGTCGGTCAAGTTCCGGCGACTCACGCGCGCAGTGTGGGGCGTGGCCGCTGTCTTCGTCGCGTTCACCGTGTGGGTCTTCGCTCGCGAAGCGCCGCCGAAGGTCAACGCATCTGGCTTCAAGAGTGCTGTGGTCAAGGAAGACGGCAAAACCGATTTCGAGGCCGTCAAGCGCATCGCGGACCGTCATGCGGGTGAGCCATCGACCGCGCCGGTAAAGCCTGCTGGTGGTCCTGCTGCTGGGCCTGCTGCGCCCGTGGATGATGTCGATCCCGAGCCCTATGGCGGAAAGACACTGCATCTGACCGGCATGATGCGGCTCAACGGTCGCACGCTGTACACCTTCGCCGTCGCGGTGTCAGGCTCAGTCCTGGCCTCGGTCACGAGCGAGGAACTTACGGCGGCGGGCTACCGGTGGCAAGCGCTGACGGACTGCTCGGGCTACCTTCGTTGGGGCAAGTCGGCCAAGGCCATCACCTGCGATGCACCGATGCGGCAGGCGGGATCGCCGGACAAGCCGATTGTCATGAACAGCGGGTACGGGTCGGATGGCCGCGTGCCGGTCACACCGAGCACCGCCCCGCAGGCCCCTCGCCCTGCCATCACCACCATGTGAGCGAGACGGTAACGAGCACGGGGCGCGGAGGGGCCCCGCTGCGCGGGGATACCGAGCGCCGCGCACAGTGGACGGGTCGCGATTACGTGCCCCGCCGTTTCCGCCCCCTTACTGCTAAGCCGGATGTTCGGGGACCCGCTTGCGGGGGAAAGACCCTCGCGCACCCTGTACCCGGCTTACCGTCAGAGTCATTCATGCCACCGCTCGGGTGGCGTTTTCAATTCTGGAGCTAATAACAATGATCATTGGGTATGCGCGCGTCTCCACGGTGGACCAAAACACAGCGGTTCAGTTCGAAGCGTTCATGAGGGCGGGGGTCTCGAACATCTACGAGGAAAAGCGCTCGGCCGTGAAGCGCAGACCAGTTCTCGAGGAGGTGCTTTCCAGGGTTGGCCCTGGTGATGTGCTGGTGGTTTACAAGATGGATCGGCTCGCGCGGTCGCTGTCGCACTTGCTTGAAGTCCTGGCGCTGCTCGAAGCGCGCGGGGCTAGCTTCCGTTCTCTGACTGAAACCATCGATACCCACTCGGCCGCTGGGCGTTTGTTTTTGCAGATGCTGGGGTCGTTCGCTGAGTTCGAACGGTCGCTGATTCGCGAACGCTGTATGGCTGGGCAAGCGGCTGCGCGTGCGCGTGGGCAGACTTGGGGCAGGCCTCGTGCAATGCCTAAAGAAGTCGAGTCGGAAGTGGTGTCACTCTATGCAACCGGCATGTTTACGATGCAGGTCTTGGCCGAGGTGTACGGCGTGACGAAAGAAGCGGTGAAAAGGTCGATATATCGGGTCACCCGGCCCGATTCCCCTTGCCTCCGGTGA